TGATCCAAATAATTCAATGGTTGTTTGGTCTTATAGAGGAAGCGATGCAACTGGAACTGGTACTGTAAATAATAAATTACTTTGTTATAACTATGCTGTTGATAGATGGAGTACAGGAAGCGATCAAGATTTACACTTTCTTAATACTGCTTCTCAAGAAGCATTTACAACTTTAGAAAGTTTAGATGTTTTAGGAACTCTTGATGGGTTGCCATATAGTTTAGACTCATATTTTTATGATGAAGGAATTATTGGTTTAGGAGCTTTTGACTCTGATAAAAAATTTGGAAAGTTTTTAGGAGCTAGTTTAGATGCAACAGTTGATACAACTGAATTTGAAGGAGCAAAAAATCGTAATAGCACTTTATTAACAGCTAGACCGATTGTTGATGCAAATGGAAGTGATAATACAACAATAAGTGTTACACCTATTACTCGTAGTTCTCAAGCAGATGCTATAACAGAAGGAACTGCTGTTACTACTAAATCAAATGGAGATTGTCCTATGCGATCAACCTCCAGGTATCATAGACTTAGAGTTGATGTAACAGGAAATTTTAAAACTATGTCTGGTGTAGATGTGGAAGCAAAACCAACAGGTAAAAGATAATGGCAACAAACCAATATCTTAAAGTACCTGTTTCAATGCCAGATAAATCACAGCATTTACGATTAATTTCAAATACTGTGAATAACACACTTGATGGAAAGTTAAACTCAACAGGAAGTGTAACATTAACAGCAAGTGCTACAAATACAACATTAACAGACGCAAGAATAGGAGAAAATTCAATCATTATTCTTGAGCCTACAAATGCTAATTCTAACACAGCAAAAGCAAACTTATATGTGTCTGCTAAAGCTGATGGATCAGCAACACTAACTCATGCCAGTTCTTCAAATACAGATCAAGATTTTGGTTATGTAGTTATTGGATGATATTAAAAGTACCAGAAAAGGATTTACATATAATATGGAATGAAGTTGAGCCTCTTATCAAAAAGGCTTTAGATGATTGTTATACAAGTAATGACATCTTAAAAGGATTAATTAATAACAGCTTCCAACTCTTTATTAGTTGGAATAAAAAAGTGGAATGTGCAGTTGTAACAGAAGTTGCACAGTATCCACAGAAAAAGATTTGTCGTTATTTCCTAGCAGGAGGTAGCAACTTAAATAATTGGTTAGAGCCAATACAAACAGAAATAGAAAAGTTTGCCAAACTTAATAAGTGTCAAGCAATAGAGGTTGCAGGGCGAAAAGGATGGAGCAAAAAATTAAAAGGATATGAACAAAAAATATATTTATTTAGCAAGGAATTATAATGAGTAAAGGTAGTAATCCAACAAATGTAACAACAACAACAAGTGCAGAGCCATCTGAATTTGTTAAACCTTATGTGAGTGAAGCATTCGATCAAGCACAAAATTTGTTTCAATCAGCAACTCCAAACTTTTATCCAAAACAAACTTATACAGATTTTGCTCCAGAAACAACAGCAGCAATGAAATTAGCAACAGCTAGATCATTAAATAATCCTTTACTTGCTAGTTCACAAAGCCAAATAAATAAAATTTTACAAGGCGATTATCTTGATCCAAGTACAAATAAATATTCTCAACAATTATATAATCAAATTGCAGGAGATGTAACAAGTGGTGTTCAATCACAATTTGCAAAAGGTGGAAGGTTAGGCTCTGGTGCAAATCAAGAAATTTTGGCAAGAGAATTAGGTAAAGTAGGAACGCAAGTGTATGGCGATCAATATAATCGTGAAAGAGAAAACATGATGAATGCTACTCAACTTGCTCCTCAATTAGCTCAAGCAGATTACACAGATATTCAAGCACTTGCAGGAATAGGACAACAACATGAAGCAATGGATATGGCTAAGATACAAGATGCTATGGCTCGTTTTGATTTTGAACAACAAAAACCATACTACAAACTACGAGAATACTTAGGATCTATTGGTGCTAATGTTCCAACAACAACAGCAGTAACAAAACCTCAATTTAGAAATACTGGTGCAGGATTACTTGGTGGTGCAATGCAAGGTTATCAACTTGGTCAAAACTTTGGCATGGGTGGTCTTGGTGCAATAGGTGGTGGACTACTTGGAGGATTTGCTTAATGGCAACTAATTTTTATGGTGGTAGATCGCCTAAACAAGAAGAACTTTATGGTTTTAATAGCCTTATTTATCCAAATGGTAAAAAACCAACAAGACATTCTGGAACATTGGGAGGAAACTCTATATTTAATCCCTTAGATCTAAAAAATAGAACAGCAAATAAAAGAAGTTTTAGTGCATTAAATTATGCTCCTATAAATGATAAAAATTATAGTGCTATTTATGGTCATAGTAGCGATCCAAGAAAAAGAAATTTACCATCATTATTAAATCAACCATCAAACAGACAAAGACCAATAGGTATTGCTAATGATGGTGTTAAACAAACAGGCACAGGTACAGATAACACACCACCAAATCAAAAAAATAATTTATTAAACTATCTTATTTCTCCTCAAGGTAAAGGAATGGCACAAGGTTTATTAGAAGCTAGTGGTTATTCTGATACACCAGTTACTTTTGGTCAAGCAATAGGAATGGGTTTAAAAAGAGGTACTGAAGCACAAACAGCAGCCGATGCAGCAGCAGCAGCAAAAGCAGCAGCACAATTTGAACAAGATAAATTTGCATATAAACAAAAAGATGACCTAGCGAAAACTTATATAGACTTACAAAATGTATTAAGCAAAGATAATAGTAGTGATCTTGAAAAGAAAATGAAATTAATACATCCTAATTTAGTTTCAGGAACTCAAGAATATACTGATGCAGCTTTAGCATTAATTAAATCTGGTGCTATTAATCTTGGTGGAGATAAAAAAACTGGTTGGGATCAGTTGGAAATGGGATCAGCAAATAATCTTGTTGCTTTAACTACAAATTATCAATCAGGTTTTGAAAAAGCTAATAATAATAATAATTCATTAGGTAAATTAAGAAGAACTATTGCATCTATACCTTCTGATAAATTTGGTAAATTAGCAGAAACTAAATTACTTATGGCTAATTTTTTAAATTCTGTTGGCATTCCTATTGATACAGAAAGTCAAGCAATGTTAGAAACTGCTTATGCTTTAGGTGGCGAATTTGTTATGGGGCAAATTCAATTAACGAAAGGTGCTGTATCAGAAAAAGAAATGGCATACTTTGATGCAATTTCTCCTAACATTACTAAAACGAAAGATGGTATGTTGCTAATGATTAAATTAGCTGAACATACAAACGAGTTTGAAAAATTAAAAAATGAAGAATATTTAAAATTTAAAGAAACTTGGAAAGAGAAAAAAGCTAAAGGTTTAACAGCAGGAGATTTAGAAACAGAATGGGGAAAAAAATTAATAGAACTAACTAATAATCAAAAACTTCCTCAAGGTATTATTAATGACATGGAAAATATTACCTTAAAAGGAGCATTAGCAGAATGGAATGAAAATAATGATACAGCTCCTATTTTAAATCCTAAAAATGATAAAGCATACATTGCAGAACAAATTTCAGGTATTACAAATAATAATGGCGATTCAAAATATGTAAAAGACTCACAGCAATTTATTGGTTTTACTGAAGATGGCAGACCAAAATATTTAGTTGAAGATTTTGAAGGTAATTTTAAAACTATCGCAGTTACAAAAGGACAATAATGGGTAATAATAATGTTCAAGAATTAGAAAATATTGTTGATTATGCAGAAAAAAATTCTGAAAATAAATTAAGTACATACGAAAAGATTGTTGATCCTATTGCTGCAACTGGTGCAGGTATTTTAAATTCAGCAGCATCTCTTCCTTCTTTACCAGAAGAATTAATAAATTTATTAAGACTGGGTAAACATAAAGCAGGGCAAAAATTAGGTTTAATTGATAAAGACAGTCAAAATACTAGAGTTGATATTCCTCTTGCACCTTCTTACGAGCAAATGATGAATTTATCTAAAAAAGGAGAAATTGATGTTCCTTTTACAGATACAAAATTACAAATTCCTAATTATGATACCATACTAGGAGATGCTTTAAGTTATGATGCTCAAACTGGTCTTGGTAAATATGCACAAACAGCAGCAGAGTGGGCAACACCTTCTAAATTATTAAGAGCTAATCCATATATAAGTGGTGGAGCAGGTATATTTGCTGAAGGATTAGAAGATTTTGGTATTGCAAAAGAAGGTCAAGGTTGGATAGCAGGTGTTGGTTTAGATGTTGTTTTTCAAATTTTAAATGGTGTTCGTAATCCTGCACACATAGCAAGACTACAAACAGTCATGGATGATTTGGTTAAAAACAATCAATTAACCGATGCAAAAGATTTAATGAAGTATGCTAAAGAAAATAACATTAACTTAACTGCACCAGAAGCAATATTAGCAACAGTTGATGAATCTGGAACAAGTTTATCATCTATATTTGCTGATACAATGTCAAATCCAAAAGGAGCATCTATTGTTGATACTTTTACTGCAAAACGATTTCCACAAATTAGTAATGCTAATAGAGAATGGTTAAATAAAAATTTAGGCGAATTAGATTTAAACTTAATTGAAGTTGATAAAATTACTAATAAATTTGTTAATACAATTAAAAATAGATCTGAGAGTTACAGAAAACATATTACTGAAAGAGCCAAAAATTATAACAGTAAAATAATTAAAGGTGGATGGGATGCTTTTGATAATACAATTATTGTTACCTCTGATGGCAAAGCTATTAAAGGTATCATAAATGCTAACTTAAAAGAATATCAATTAGGTATAAAAAAGTTTTTAAAAGATCCAGAAAATTCTGCTTTTGCAAAAGCATATCAAGAAAATATTGCTGTTTTAATGCCAGACAATGCACCTTTAACGCATACTGGGTTA